TTATCTCTTTGGTTGATATAATACCATTAAAAATGGATTTTCGCCTTGAATAATACTATTTATTTTGAATTAATGTCAAATAGGGAGAGAATTCATGTCTAGTTTACTTGGTGAAGCCATCGTCGATGCCAAAGCATTGCGCACAAGCGCGCTAAAAAATGCCGAAAGCACAATTATTGAGAAATATTCGGACGAAGTTAGAAAGACCTTGGAACAGCTTTTAGAACAAGAAGAAGAAGCACTGGATATGCCACCCCTCGATGCTGAGGCTGATGCTGGAGCCCCCGAGCTAGCACCAATGCCCGATGATCCGATGGCCGAGACCCCCGAAGCCATTCCAGTTACAGAGGACGACATCCCTCTCGCGGCCACCGATGGGCTAGCTGAAAATGAGGGTCACAATCTTTCTGATCTCCCCGACCCCGGCGAAGATATAGAAGTTACCATCGATCTTGGAGCCCTCCAAGAGTCTATCGAGGCCCTCGCGAACTCCTTAGATGAAGATATCGACATAGCACCCCTACTGGACGAGGATATCGAAGAAACAATTGAAGAAATAGACGTCACTGTTGACGACGAAGCCGACGAAGAAGAGGCAGACTCGAAAGCCATGGCAGGCCTCGCCAACCTTGACGAAGATAGTATTGACACCGAGGCCATCGTCGACGCTGTAGTAGAAAAGTTGAATGTCGACACCGGTTTTGAGCTTTCGGGCTGGGCCGGCCGCCCAACGAGCCAGCTTAAGCTTGGCCAACAGCGCGAGTTAGCTGGAGCAGCCTCAACACCCACGGAAACGACCGACGAAGAAGTCGAGTTGGATCCAGAACTTGAATTAAACGAATCAATTACTGAACTTGAAGATGAAAACAATTCACTGAAGGCTCAGTTAGATAAATATAAGTACGCTATTGGAGAGATTAAAGAAAACCTCTATGAGGTTAATCTTTCTAATGCTCGCTTACTATACACGAACCGTGTTTTAAGAAATTCCTCCTTAAATGAGCGACAAAAAGATAAAATTGTCGAAGCGATTTCCACCGCCGGTTCGGTTACAGAAGCCAAAACCATTTTTGATACGCTTCAAAGCACAGTGGAAGCCAAGCCCCCGAGGCAAAGCCCACAATCACTGAGCGAAGCGATCGGCCGCCGGTCTTCTGTTATCCGGGCGACTCGTCAAGAGTCGTCACAACCCAGCGATCCATTCTCCGATAGAATGCGTCGTTTAGCTGGAATAAAATAATCATAATTTATAAAAAAAAGGAGGTGATTTAAAATGTCTAGTATTATCGAAAGATTGACCGAAGGTATGGTCAATCGTGATATGCGAGCAGAAGGTTCAGCTCTTCTTTCTAAATGGGAGAAGACTGGTCTTTTGGAGGGCCTTAGTGGAGACACTAAGCGCAACTCTATGGCTCGCTTGCTTGAAAATCAAGCAAAAGAACTACTTCGCGAGACTTCGACAATGAAGGGTGGAGATGTTGAGGGCTTTGCAGCCGTCGCGTTCCCCATCGTTCGTCGTGTTTTCGCTGGCCTGATTGCAAACGAACTCGTTTCCGTTCAGCCAATGAGTCTGCCAAGCGGTCTCATTTTCTTCTTGGATTTCACTATGTCAAGTAATGGTGCGGGTCTTCCGCGTCTGGGATATGGTGATCCTCAAGGAACAGAGCGCTCACTTTACGGTGGTAACGTCGTAGCAGCCGAGTTGACTGGTGGTGTTGATCTTGCAACTACCAACGCAGAAAGAGGACCCTATAACCTGAACAACGGTTATGCGTCTCCAACTGGCTCTGGTCAACTTGGTGTCATTACATTCATTAGTTCTAGTGTCTACAGCTCTTCTGCTGGTGATATTGCGAACCTGTGTGAGTATGATCCTGAGCTTGAGTCGCAGTCTGGTACTGCTACTGTTGCTATCGCTACTATCGACCTTAGTCAACTGACCGACTTTGATGCATCTAATGGTAACCGTGATCTGAATGCTATTATTCTTTCAGGTGCTAACGGCTCCGCCGGTTTCGGTAAGATCTATAACACCGGTTCTAGCACTGGTGGTGTACAGTTGAAGCGTCTTACTCGTATTACGGGTTCTGGTGCAACAACTCACGCACTTATCGTTGCTGCATCGTATGACGGTAGTTGCAGTGCAGCCGAGTTGGCTGAAGCTCTTACTGGTTCTACTGGTGACGACTCAGGTGGCACAGGTACCGTAGGTACTCTGATGTCTGGTTCTTGGCCAATCGTTGACGACTTCATCGCCGGCGGTGCTCTCGGTTCTGTGATCGGTGACGATCCATGGGGCTTGGAAAACAACCAAAACATCCCAGAAATTGACATCAAAGTCGATTCCGTGGCTGTGACGGCTGTGACCAAGAAGCTCAAGGCTAAGTGGACACCGGAGTTAGGTCAAGACCTTAACGCCTACCACAACCTTGATGCTGAGGTTGAGTTGACAAGTATCCTTTCGGAGCAAGTTGCTCTCGAAATCGATCAAGAGATCCTTGAAGATCTAATCCGTGGCGCTCGTGCCGGTACTAAGTACTGGGCCCGCTCTCCAGGTCTCTTTGTCAACCGCGACACAGGTGCAGAAATTGGTGCCACAACCAAGGCTCCCGATTTCACTGGTACAGTGTCAGAGTGGTACGAGACTCTCGTTGAGACAATCAACGATGTTTCTGCTGCAATTCACCGCAAGACTCTTCGCGGCGGAGCTAACTTTATTGTCTGCGGACCTGAAGTTGCTAACGTCCTTGAGTTTACTGCTGGCTTCCGTGCTTCCGTCACTAGTGACGACGAGCGTGGCTCCATCGGTGCTGTGAAGGTCGGAGCCCTGACCAAGAAGTTCGACGTATACGTTGATCCATACTTCTTGCGTAACTTGGTGCTCGTTGGCCGTCGCGGATCTTCTTTCCTTGAAAGCGGATACGTGTACGCTCCATACGTCCCACTGCAGACCACACCAACTATCTTCGGACCAGAAGACTTCGTGCCTCGCAAGGGCGTGATGACTCGGTACGCTAAGAAGATGGTGCGTCCTGATATGTACGGCCTTGTCGTTGTGCGTGGCATGATCGGTGAGAGTGGCGGTACCTGATAAATAATCAGTTACCCTGACTTTAAAAGAGTCCCCTCGTTTCGGCGAGGGGGCTTTTTATTTTGGAAGAAAAAGTAAAAAAGCCGATCTATCAGATTTTTTCGCCGGTAAATTTTTGAGATTTTCACTTTTGTTGGAGACGAAACTATTTACTAAGTACCTTTACACATATAGGAGAATATATCATGGGTAAGAAATGGAAACGTATTTTGAGACTGAGGAGAAACGCCGGCGCTGCTGCTGTTGAGGAGGCCCCGGGGGAAACTCCAGTAGCCGCTGTCGCAACACCGGCAACTAAGCCAGTTAAAGAAGCGATTGAAGAAGCCGACGCACCGGTGCTCAAGGGAGCCTCCAAGGGTTCTGCGAAGACCGCCACCTCCGCAAAGAGTACGAAGACGGCCAAATCTTCCAAAACCTCTAAGCGCGGAACCAAGAACAAGTAATCACCACAGGAGGGTTGATGAATGCCTACAAATTTAAGCCCATTATCAACCACCAGCGCGGTTGTACTAACCTCAACGGGTTCCACCACAGATGTCACCGGTGCATGTCCATTCGGCATATATACGGCTTCCGCTGGTTTTATTAGTGGGGCGGTTGATCAGGTTGCGTTCGTCTATAAAAAATTAGGCGGCGATGTAGTAGATATCGAGATTACCACGGCGAATGTTTATGCGGCTTATGAAGAGGCTGTTTTAGAGTATTCGTATATTGTTAACCTTCATCAAGGAAAGAACGTTCTTTCAACAGCCCTTGGGAACACAACCGGAACCTTTAATCATGACGGTACCTTGTTGTCGGGACCCGTGAGTGGGAACTTGCGCTATCCACGCTTTCAAGCTTCGTACGCTAGTAAAGTGGGGGATGGAATGTCAGCAATTGCCGGGTTTGGAGGCACGTTGCCTCAATATTCTGCGTCCTTTACACCCAAGTCAAAACAACAAGACTATGATTTGCAGACAATCATCAATGCTGCCTCTACTAGCGGTGTCGACGAGAAAGGCAACGCCGTTCCCTTTGCCGGCAAGGTCGATGGTAAAAGAGTGATTGTTACCAAGGTGTTCTTTAGGACTCCTCGTTCTATGTGGCGCTTTTTTGGATATTATGGGGGTTTAGGGGTCGTTGGAAATATGACCACTTACGGCCAATTCGCCGATGACTCGACGTTTGAACTTATTCCGACGTGGCAGAACAAAATGCAAGCGATAATGTATGAAGACAATATCTTTACGCGCACATCCCATTATTCCTATGAGCTAATCGACAACAAACTCCGACTTTATCCCGAACCGGGCCACTGGGACTTCAGTGACCTTGACAGCATGTGGGTTAGGTTTTATGTTCAAGATTTGGAGGTATTTACATCCAATTCCGGCTATGACGATGGAGTGGAGGGCGTTAATAATATGAACACCCTTCCTTTCGATAATATTCCGTATGCTAATATCAATGCTATCGGTAAACAATGGATTAGGAAGTATTGTCTNGCATTATGTAAAGAGATGCTAGCGCAAATTAGAGGAAAGTTTACCACGTTGCCTATTCCGGGCGAGAGTGTAACCCTAAATCACCAAGAACTGCTGAGTCAAGCAAAAGATGAGCAACAACAGCTAAAAGATAAGTTATCGGAGATGCTCAAAGAGACAGAATACAAGGAACTGGTCAAATACGATTCCGAATCGGCAGATGCTACCCAGAATGTATTTAAGAATTCTCCTTTACCGATTTTTGTGGGGTAGATTGAATGTCAAACGAATGGGAAAGACCGAAATCACCACCGCCACCTCTCTTCTTAGGTAAGAAAGAGCGTGATCTGGTAAAGCAAGTCAATGACGAGCTTATTGAAAAAGTAATTGGGCAACAGATCTTATACTATCCTATTGATCTAGAAGCGACCGACTTTCATGGCCTATACGGGGAGGCAATAGAGAAGACATATTTGCCCCCAGTTCGAATTTATGCGCTGGTCGAGTTCAATGACGAGGCAACGTCGTATCTCTCTGCNGTCGGCATTGACACCGATTCCACCATCACGGTTCATTTCCATAAGAGGCGATTAACGGAAGATCAGGATCTGTTTGTGCGCGCCGGCGATTTTATTTTGTATGGTAAAATATATTATGAGATAGTTAAATTGTCCGAACCTCGAAAGCTATTCGGTCAAGTTGACCACACTTTTGAAATAACAGGCACCTGTCGCCGTGCAAGAAGAGGATTATTCGATGCTACCTGATGATTTTGACTTCGCCCAACTACCTCTGGGTGCCACCGATACCACTCTAGAAGAGATAGGGATGCTTTCATCCACTATCGAGACGATTGACTATGCAATTACTTCATGGGTTAAAGAAGATCTCGACTTAAGTGCCAAAACGAATGCCGGCTACACGAATGTGCCGGTTTTTTGGCAGACGCCGGAGCGAGCATACCAAATAAAAGCTAAACGAGAGTTGCGAGACACACAGGGTTCTCTTATTTTGCCCGTCTTGAGTATTGAGCGTACGGGGATCACCAAAGATCCGGAAAGAAAGGGTAGTTATCAAGCACACATCTATGAAGAGGGTCAAAAAGGACGAGCCGGCCGAATGGTGATTGCTCGCAAAATCAAACAAGATAAAACTCGAAACTTTGCAGTCGCAGACGGCACGCGCACCAACACTGGCGGAAAACTTCAAAACTATTATCCCCGAATAAACAAAAAGGTGGTTATCCAAAGTTTGTCTATCCCCATCCCGGTGTATGTGAATGTGGAATATAAGATTGTTATCAAGACAGAGTATCAGGAACAGATGAACCAGATAGTACAGCCATTTATGACTCGTACTGGTCAGATTAACTCATTCCTTCTGCGGAGGAATGGCCATATCTACGAAGCGTTTATAGACCAGAACTTTACCCACGCTAATAACATAGCGGATCTTGGAGATGAACTAAGGGTCTTTGAAACAACCATTAATATCAGGATCTTAGGCTATCTCATCGGAGAGGGGGAAAACGATGATCGGCCCATCGTAAGGGTGGACGAGAGCGTGGTCGAAGTCACCTTCCCGCGGGAGTCATCTCCTCTTCCTGGCCAACCCGGCTTTTTGGAAGACTAATTCAGGAACTAAACCTTATTTTCTACTTTTGGTTCATCCTTTTGGAATCCCAAATACTATTTAAGTAATGATTGTGACGTCTATAAGACAATAAATATTTATGAGGATTGCCAAATCATGTCAGTAAAGAAATTTAAGTTTGTCTCCCCTGGAGTTTTCATTAACGAGATTGATAACTCGTTTATCCCCCGCTCGCCGACAGAGATCGGCCCCGGGGTTATCGGCCGAGCCAGAACCGGATTGGCCATGCAGCCTGTTAAGGTGGAATCGTATTCCGAGTTTGTAACCATGTTTGGTGATACAGTACCCGGCGCAGCAGGCGGTGATGTATTTCGTAACGGCCTCGACACCCAGTCGCCCGTATATGGCACATATGGAGCTAAAGCGTTCCTGAACGCAGGAATCGCACCACTCACTTATGTGAGAACCCTCGGACACCAACATCCCGACGCCGAAGACGCGACTGCTCCCTATTTTTCTTCCCAGGCGGGATGGAGAACGGAGAACCTGCTTACCACCGCACAAGGTGGTGGCGCCTACGGTCTCTTTATTGGAGCGTCCGGAACAATGCCACCAAGCAGCGGTAGCGATGCCGCAGCCGGCCTAACAGGAAGCTTGGCATGTATTTGGTATCTGGAATCGGGCCTGATGATGCTTTCAGGAACTACGATTGGATCCAGTTCTGCGGCCAGCCGCCTAAATTATAAGGGAGTGGGTACCGTTATCTTATCGGACGGCGACGGCGTGTTTAAGGCCACGCACCTCGACGGCAAGGGGGACTCAAAATCCTATGAATTCACCATGGACAATACCAATAGCAAGTTTGTCAGAAAAACATTCAACACTAATCCGATGTTATATATATCGGGAAACTTCTACCCAACGTCCTCCGAACAATCTTATTGGCTCGGAGAGTCCTACGAGCAAGAAATACGAGACTTATTAGGCAACAATGTCTCCCAGACATGCTGGGGCGCCATCGTGCCGATCCACCTCAGCAGCAGTACTGNCACATCGCCTGCGAACCGTCTAGGTTCTAATTGCGCCGCCCGTGAAGCAGTCGCCGGCTGGATGATCGGACAAGACACGGAACTCGCCGGCGACTTCAACCCCGCTACTACCCAAAAGCTTTTCCGCTTGATTGGCCGCGGCCATGGTGCATGGTTGAACAAGAATGCTAAGATCTCGATTTCCAACATCCGCCAATCTAACACGAGCACTACCGACTATGGTAGTTTCTCGGTTCTTATTCGCGCAATGTCGGATTCCGACAATGCTGTGCAGATTCTCGAGCGCTATGATGAGTGTTCCCTCGATCCGACTTCACCTAACTATATCGCCCGCAAGATTGGCGATCGGTATACAACATGGGATGAGACCGAGAAGAGATTAAAGGAATACGGTGAATACCCTAACCAATCCAAGTATATCTATGTTGATATGAACGGAGACGTCGCCGCCGGCGCAACCGGCCTGGAGAAACTGCTTCCATTCGGCTACTATGGTCCCCCTAAATGGACAGATGTCCTTAACGTACGGATCACAGCTTTCACTGGGTCTTCAGCTATCGAGCCTACCGAGGGGGGATCCCGCTTTATCTCATTGGCCACAGGGTCAACCGTGGCTGGCATTTTCCAAGGGGGTGCAGATGCCACATTTACATTGTCGGCCTCCCATGAATCCCTGACCGGTAGTCAACCAGAGGTTAAACTTCAGTTCCCCTCCGTTCGACTGCGTAACTCGGCATCCGACGGCGGTATTTCGAACCCTCGAAACGCATACTGGGGTTTCTCTCCAACGCGCAACTCCGGGTCAAGTCGCTTCGATCCAAGTACTCCGAACGTTCAAGACTTGCTCACCAACGGATTTGGAGCGCTCGCTGACAACTCTTCATTCTCGAAGACCGGTATTGATGGATATGCATATATCTTCACCCTCGACAACCTTCAAGATGCTGGGCTGTCATCAACGTCGCTGTTCTATCGTTCGGGATCCCGCACCAGCGAAACTTCCTACACCGCTATCTCGGGTGGCTATGTCAACCTGCTGGATGCGGGCTATGATAGATTTACTGTTCCGTTCTGGGGCGGCTTTGACGGCTTTGATATTAAGCTGCCAGATCCTCTCTATAACAAGGGAATGTCGACAGCAGCAACTGAGAAAAACAACGCTGCATACTACACCCTTAAGCGGGCCATCGACACCCTCGCTGAGCCAGAACAAGTAGAGATTAACCTACTCACAGCACCCGGCACCACCCAAACTGGGTTGACCCAGCACATGGTTAGCGTGTGCGAGGCCCGGGCCGATACGATGAGTCTCATTGATCTACCCGACATCTACATCCCCGTAGCTGAACAATATAAAAGCACTGTCGCCGCCCGCGTTCCGGGGAACCCTCAAGGCACAGCAACAGCCCTGAGAGACCGAGGAATTGATTCTTCTTACGGCGCAACCTTCTACCCTTGGGTCCAGACCCGCGATGCCAACACCGGCGCCGCAGTTTGGATACCACCGAGTGTGGCAATGCTAGGTGTTCTCGCTAGTTCCCAGAAGAGAGCACAGCTTTGGTTCGCCCCGGCTGGGTTCAATCGCGGAGGTCTCTCGGAGGGCGCAGCCGGTATCCCTGTCACAGCGGTTACCGAGAAGCTAACTTCTAAACAACGTGATCTTCTCTACGAAGCTAACATCAACCCGATCGCCTCATTCCCATCGAGTGGAATCGTGGTATTCGGCCAGAAAACTCTCCAAGAAAGGCAATCTGCCTTAGATAGGATTAACGTCAGACGTCTGGTGATTTACTTGAAGAAGCAAATCTCTGTCATCTCCACCAAGATTCTTTTTGAGCAGAATGTACAAACCACATGGAATCGCTTTATCGGTCTTGTTGAGCCGTTCCTTGCGAATGTTAAGAGTAACTTCGGTATCTCTGACTACAAGTTGATTCTTGATTCATCAACTACAACCCCCGATCTTATCGATCAAAACATCATGTATGCAAAGATCATGGTGAAGCCTGCCCGTTCAATCGAATATATTGCGATTGACTTCGTAATTGCTTCCACCGGCGCATCATTTGATGATTAAAAATAATCTGAACACTATTTAACAATTGAACATAGGAGCCATTTAAAATGCCATTCTGGTCAGACAACTTTGCCGAAAGCACACAACTCAAAGATCCTAAGCGCCAGTTTAGGTTCAAAGTCGAATTTACAGGGATCAGTGCACCACAGGGAGGTTCTCTCTTGTGGTATGCTAAGTCCGTCAACAAGCCAGCGTTTACTATTGAAACGTCAGAGCACCAATATTTGAACCATACGTTCTATTACCCCGGTTCAGTGAAATGGGAACCGATTAGCGTCACCTTAGTGGATCCCCGCGATCCCGATATGACTGCTACTCTTTCCGACATCATTAACCTTTCTGGTTATACCCCTCCTTCCAACCCCAACTCGCTTGGCACTATGTCAAAATCACGCGCTGCGGGCGCCCTCGGAGCAGTATACATTTCCCAGATTGATGGCGATGGCAATGAGATCGAGAAGTGGACCTTGTGGAATGCTTTTATTACAAATGTTAAGTATGGTGACCTTGCGTACGGTACTGATGATTTGGTAGAATTAACCCTTGAGCTTCGCTACGATTGGGCCCGCCTTCAAACCCCCAACGGGCCTTCCCGTGCTACGGGCGGCGATGAAGCAACCACTTTCTTCCAATCCTAGTACAAGAATCTCTTAAACATGTTATAATGTTCACATACGATATTTCAAAAGAGGTGTATATTGTCAAGAAACAGTGATCGAATGGGCGCCCAGACCAATGCAGATACGGCCCCCACTCAACAATTAATCCAAAATACGGAAACAAACGACTTCTCGTTTATTGTTCCCACCGAGTTGGTAGATCTGCCTTCAAAGGGCGCATACTATCATGAAGACCATCCGCTGCATGGAATGGACTCAATCGAAATCAAGCAAATGACAGCTAAAGAAGAAGATATGCTCACTTCGAGAACTCTTCTCAAAAAAGGCGTTGCTCTTGAACGAGTATTGGCGAGCATTATTATTAATAAAACCATTCATCCTGATTCATTGCTGGTAGGGGATAGAAATGCCCTTATTATCGCCGCACGGGTCTCCGCTTACGGCAATGAGTACAACACCACAGTGACATGCCCCGAGTGCAACACTTCCCAAGAGTATAACTTTGATCTTAACCATGGGAAGACTTATACTGGATATACAGATCCGGCATATGTTACCAACAACAACAATGATGGCACTTTCACCACTCTTCTTCCGCGCACAAAGNTAGANATCACCTTTCGGCTCTTAAATGGAGCCGATGANCGNCGCTTTGTAGAGGGCGTCGAACATGACCGCAAGCAAAAGAACACTCATGAAAGAAATATCAC